AATAGGTTTTGTTCCTGTATATACTGAAACAGATGGGGTATGTAGCCTAAAAGCATTAAGAGATAGTATCATAACTCAAGATGCCAGTAACACAACAATTAGTGTAAATGGTGGTCTCTTAGTTATAGGAGACTCAACATTAAATGGAAATGTCAGGTTAGGAGCTTATGGCATACTTTCTAAAACATCTTTTGAATCAGTAGTTATAGATGTTAATGGTTCAGCGGGTCAACCGGGTCAAGTTCTTGTTGCTCAACCAGATGGTACCGTAATATGGAAAGACCAAGCCGGTGGTGGTGGTACTTGTGTATGGAGAGTTGGTGGTGATAATGGTTTTGTTGTAGATTGTGATGATATAGTTACATTTATAGGTGGTGATAAGCTTACTGCATTTCCAAATGCTGCTAATAAAACTGTTACAATCAATCATGATAAAACATCTGTTAATTTGGTTTCTCAAAATGTTGATCCAGGTTTTGGGGATTCTTTTGATGCTGTCTTTGAAGTAAGAGTAGATGATTATGGTCATGTAGATGGAATTACTACAAGTACAATTACTTTGCCTACAGAAACCACTTATACTCTAAAAGGAGAAATATCAGGTACAGATGATTATGCTATATCCTTAGTAGATTCAAATGGAGGAGTAAGTGGGGTACTCTTAAAAGCAGGAACTAATATTACTTTACAAGATGACGGTTCTTCAGTAGTAACAATAAAAGCATCAGGTGGAGGTTCACCAGTAATGACATCTACAGTTACCGGAACAGGTAAACTATGGAGTGATATTGTACAACCACAACCAGCAGCAGCTGTATCAGATGCAGATCAAAGAACATATGGAGTTCAATTTAATGATGCATCACAACTTGTTGTTAATGTACCATGGGTTGAAGGATCAGGTTCTGTTGTAGTTGGTAACCCAGGTAATCCTACAATAGATTTAACTTCTATAAGTATAGATGGTACTGTTTATGGCATTGCATCAGGCGGTGGAGGATCAGTAAACAGTGTTGGTTTAGCTGCACCTTCAGCATTCACTGTAACTAATAGTCCTGTAACAACTAGTGGAGTATTAACTCTTACAGGTGCCGGAGCAACAACAGATTACATAGATGGAACAGGTGCTTTACAAGCTTTCCCTTCTATTCCAAGTGTACCAGCAAATATAGTTGAGACAGTAGATACACAAAATGGTACATACATTGATATGACACCAACAGGTGCTGCAGATGGAGATGTTGTTGTAACAGCAGAATTATCAGCAGTAGACGGAGCAGATACTTCAGGTAGATTCTTAAGTAAAGACAATGTATGGTCAGCAATCCCAGGAGGTAATCCGGGAACTGTGACTAGTGTAGGTTTAAGTACAGATATTGCAGCTTTCCAAGTTGGAAGCTCTCCAATCACAGACAACGGTACAATAGAACTAAACCGTAATGGAGGAACTGCAGGTCAGTTTTTAAGACAAGATGGTAATTGGGCAGATATTCCTTCAGGAGGAACAGTAACTGCTGTTTCAACAGAAGTAAAACCAGTTGTAGCAGATTCAATTGACTTTACTGTAGCTGATCCAACAACAACGCCTAAATTAACTATAGACTTTAAAGGGGTAGCTGGACAGTATATAAATGGAGAAGGTCAATTAGAAACATTCCCTACTATACCACCGGCATCAGAAGATGTTAAGTTTAAAATTGATGCAGCAGATACTGTAGCAGGATATTGGTCTGATAAAATAACAATAGGTTCAGGTTTATCAGGTTCAGTTAATACAGATCCAAGTGGTGAAAAAACACTAACAATAAGTGCTGTATCAGTTAACGTAGTAAATAGCATTAAGGTAGGAAACACTACTACTTCTGGATTGTTTGAGTTTACAGGACCAGGAGTTACAATGGACACTAATCCTAATCCTCAACTAATTACTTTTGCAAGTGTATTATCATTAGCAGCAGCAACAGCAGGTGATGCATTAGATGTTGCAGTAACAAATGATAGTAGTAATACAGGAGATAGCACACTAGACTTTACTTGGGCAGGATCTGCATCTGAGTATATAAACGGTCAAGGTAACTTAGTTAATTTCCCAGCAATAACAACAGGTACTGTTGAATCAATAAGCACAACATGGCCAAGCGGTGCAGATGTAGCAATGACTTTAACAGAAGTAAATTTATCTGGACCAGATGTACAGCTAAATTGGAATGTTCAAGGTACTACAGCACAATACATAGATGGTACTTTTAAACTACAAACATTCCCAACAATACCAGCAGAATATACTGGTTGGAATTTAGTTGGAGATTTAGGAAGTGCACAAGCAATAACAACAGGTAATACTGTATTAGTAGCAGGGGGTGTTGGTTTGACATCAACAGCAAGTGCAACAGATACATTAACTATTGATTTAGATGACACAGCAGTAACTCCGGGTGCATATAGTAATGCAGATGTAACTGTAGATCAACAAGGTAGAATTATAAATATCCAAGATGGAGCAAGCTCAGCAAGACCTTATAAATCATATGTTGCTAACTTCTCAATTCTTAATAATGCCGTGTCTGTTAATGTACTGGAAGATGAGCTTCAAGTACAAACTGTATGGACTGATGATAGCCTTGGTAAAATAAGTGTAGAATTCCGTTCACAAATTGACAAGAAAAAAGTTATGGTGTTCATTAATGGAATGAGTGGTGAAAAAGGAGGCGGTGGTCAAGTATTCTTTGACAATGTAACTACAGGAATTGCAGACTTATCAGTGAATTGTGTACATCAAATAGTTAGCACTGGTGCTTTGACAAATGCAAATGTTGCTTTTGGAAGTTTTGAATTTAGAGTATATAACTAAGAATTTATGATGAAGTTTAATTTTACTAAATTCTGAGTGAAGAGGGTAAGCAGAAATGTTTACCCTCTTTCTTTTTATTTACCCCATTTGTTTCTATTAATCAGCATAGATATTATTGAGTAGTTAGATAAATCAATCCATGAATCTTCTAGACTTTCATTTTTAGGATTACGGTTTGACTGTATAATATTCAGTATTCTTTGTATTTTGTCATTACTACGAAACCATATACCAAGCAAACTCAACCTGCGGTTTTCTTTTAACTTTATATCTTGACCAAGAGTAATGTTTTGAGGCCCGTAGTCTAATTGCTTCATACAAAATAATGCATACTGGTCCTGCTGTATATCTTTAAACTCTTTTGTTGTCTCAGGGTATAACTTTTCACAAAGTGCCACGGGATCTACAGTGTCTTCTTGTGTGTCACTAAACGGGTGACCAAACGGTTCTATTTTTTTATTCATCTTTAATATGTTTACTTTTACTTTGTCTAACATTGGCTTTTTCTATTAAATGTAAATGATATGCAAGCTCAGATGTACTTTTAAGTTTATTATAATACTTATCAATACGCTGATCAAGCTTCCGGGATTTATGTAAACCAAATACATTGGGCTTTGCCTTATATTCTAGTTCATCTAGTCTACCTTTCAGATACTGTACTTCTAATAGTACATGTAGTTCTTGTTCTGTCATGATCCTTCTGCAATTATAATGTAAATATTATTCCAAATCAAAAAAGAAATTATAAATATTACAACCCAAGCTGCAAGACCTATCCAATTAGTATTATGTTTTTTCATAATTTTTAAAATGTTTATCAACTATCTTCCAATAATTTTCTAGTTTAACTGAGTTCATTCCGGCAACAAAACACAATATCATATCTAAATGTTTTTTACCATCTGTATATCCCATTTTTTTATGTATTCTTCCTGCTTCATCTTTATGATCTTTTTTCATACATGTATATATAAAAATAGAAGGCCTAAGAGAAAATCTCTTAGTTGGTTGGCCTCCTATAATTAATAGTCTTCACTTCTACTGCTAATGTAAAAGCAAAAACAAGCTAACAATACTGCTATTACAAAATGCATTCATCAATTGTAATGCTTTGCTTTTCTAGTTCTTCATCAATTTCAATTGTCTCTCCATTGATACCTACTAGCTCCCATTTTTCAGTATTAGTTGTTTGATTGTTTACAACATCAGACATCATAAAATCATGAAAGTTCTGAGAATCTTGTAACCAATCCCTTGGTGTAGATAGTTTTAATGCATGTGTTACATGATTGTAAAAACTCCAAGCATTGTTATTATCTGTTAAGTAATCATAAGAAGGTTTATTAATCTCTTTCTTAATTATAGACATCTGTGAAGAAGTTACAATCTCTTCATCTATAAATAGTCTACCAACTAAAGCTGCTTGCTCTGTCTTACTTAACAATGTAGACTTTAATGCATCTCTATCTTTAAGAATACGTGAATAATGAACTTCTCCATTCTTGATTTGATTGCTCAGCTGCATTTTAATATCATGACCTGCGGATCCTGTGTGTTTCCTTTTAAAGTTCATCATATCTCCAGCTACCATACCATTGTTACATACCATAACATATGCACCGATTGCACACTGAAATCTTGTACTCTTATCATAAGAGTTTGTCCAGGCAAACATCATCCCTAATTCCCTTTCTTTAGAGATATCTTCATCAGTTGTCTGAGAAGGATAGATATGATATATGCCTTGTGCTACATTGGCATTCATGTTTGCTCTATATAATTCTTTACGAATAGTAAATCCACTATTCTCCAATAAATTTTTTGTGTCATCTATCACTTGTTTATGTGATATGACTGTATAACTCTTACCATGTTTAGGTAAAGGTTGACTTTCTAAATAATTCTGTGTTGTTTCTACTGCTCTTTTATAACGCATAGTTTAAACTTTTAAAGTGTAAATATAACTATTTTATATGGGATAACCAATTAAAATATATATCTGATTGTTTTTATAGAAAAATACTTTGAATAAATTTCTTTAAATTCAGATAACAACCTTCCTTTATGTTCTAAAGGATATCTCATAACTCCTGATTGATTCTTAATTTCATAAGATCTTCTCATCAACTCTCTTGCTTCTGGTGTTGTTTTAATCATTTGCTTAACATGATTAGTTAAAGCAATAACTTCACATTTATTTTCACCTGCTACATCTTTTACCATAGAAAAAAGATTATTATACTCTTCTTTCCAACCGGGGTAAAAAATTAAAGGGCTATAATTTAAATGTACTTCCCAGCCCAATTTCTTAAGTCTATTAATATCAGCTATACGGCTTACTATCTTTTGCATCTTAGGTTCTAATATATTAGAATACTTCTGAGGCATAAGACTTACACGTACTCTTGGAGGCTTGTTGAAATGCCTAACGTCTAACGTTAGTAGTCCTGGATACTTAGTGGCCATAGTACTATTAAGTTGTGGGTGATTATCAAACCTCTTAAGATAATCAATCAAAGGTTCAGGCATGTGTTTCTGCATCAGTACTAAGTCTGAATTGCAGGCAACATCTACCATAGTATATATAGGGTCTTGTTGATCAGGGACTTTAGTAAATTCCTTTTCCCATTCAACAACAGACTCATAAATCTCATCAACGTTCTTGTTTACAAAAACTCTTTTACCATTATATCTAGACATATAACAATAAGTATCTACACAGCCTCCAAAACATCCATATATGATGTTTGGAGCTATGCAATTACTACTATTATTATTTGTTTTGGTAATTAAAGTTTTGGTTTTCTGAACTTTAATCATTTACTAATTCAACTTCAGCCCATGCAACAAGATGAACAACATTACCATTTAAATCTAAACAATGAGAATACATCCCATCTATATGATTAAAAATTAATATTTGTTCTTCTTGAATTTCTGGAGCTCCAGGTGGGACTTTTATATCAGACTTAACTTTTATTTTAGATCCTCTTGGTACTTTATGTAATTCCATATTAGCTGTCTTTAACAAACTGACCATTAACCATCCTGCCTGTACGTTTTGAAATTACATTGTAAGCACTTTCTAGACATTGTTCTAAACTAATGTTTTGCATCTTAGCTTGAATAATCAAGGTAACCATAATATCACCCATAGCATCAATGATCTCTTCACGGTCTTTAACATTAATGGCCGTGCAAAGCTCAGTTGTTTCTTCTAATGTTTTCAGTGCTTGGGCCATTGGTGTAGCTTTAGCAAGAATACCTTTTTCCATAGCCCAGTTTTCTACTGCGCATTCTAATTCAAAATAATCCATATTGTTTAATTGTTTTTTAATAATTCTAATACTTCAGTTAATGATTCATGACGGTGGTTATCTTCTAGTACAACTTTATATACATGAAGAGAACTTGTAATCTTAGCAACTTCATTAATTGCAGAATAATTTTTGTCTTTTAAATCTATTTGTTGATTGTCTCCACAAAAGATCATCATTGAATCTTTACCTAGTCTACTTAAAGCCATTGAAAACTGAGACCGTGTTAAGTTCTGAAACTCATCTACAATAACAACAGAGTGATCAAATGTCCTTCCTCTAAAATGAGATAAAGAAACCAATTCTATTTGTTCTTCAGATTCAAGCTTCTCTAAAAGCTCAGGTTTATTATAGACCTTACGCATATTAGATTTAATAGGTACCAACCAAGGTTCCATCTTTTCTTTTTCAGAGCCAGGTAAAAAACCATTATCTTCTGTTGCCACAGTAGGCCTAGTAATAATAATCTTATTGTATTGTCTCTTAAAAAATTGATCTAGTGCTATTTGGACAGCAAGTAGTGTTTTACCACTACCTGCGTTCCCATGTATAAAACTAAAAGGATGTTTAAGTATTTGTTCTTTTGCAACCTTTTGTTCTTCTGATAATGTAATACTAAATCTGATAGACCCTTTAGGTGGTCTCTTTGTTATATTATTTGTTTTTGCCATTAGAATAGTGTTAATTGATTTGGAGCAACATCAATAATATTATTAATCTCTTGCTCTATAGCTTCAAGATAATATTTTTTATCAATATTATAGTTTTCCCACTTAGGTTCTAATTGCATATCATTAAATATTGACTGCAACCATTTGCCAGCTTCTAACTGTATCTCCCTTTTATCTTTCTTGTTAACCTTAAGAATCTTTACACCGGATTTAGATATAAAATATCTATTAATCTTCTGTAATTTTTCTTCATCAAATATACCATTCTTTATTTGTCTAGCAACCTGTTGCCAATCACCTTTTGATTTTCCACCAATACAATAATCTAATATGTTTTTATTTGTATCAATATAATCTTCAGGTAACACATCATGAACAAAGTAATGATAGATTGCCTTTGGTATAACAAGTTTAGATTTATTCTTGTGCAACTGCAGGTTATGAAAATCAAATCTACCCTTAAGTTTCACCGGGGCAAAACTAAACTTATCATTCTCTACTTTAAATAAGTAATGAGGATTGTCAGTTTTTAGTTTTCTCCAAGTAGATATATCTACATCAACCCACTTATTAATACCAATGTAGTTGTTAACATCACCAATAACCATCTTCTGATATTCATCATGCTCTAAATTAAGATTGGTTTTCTTTTCCCATTCTTCACATATAACCATGTACTCATCATAAAATGCCTTTGGTATTATAGTTTCTACACCATCTGTGTTTTGTAATAAAGCAATAGCACCCGGTATACGCTCCATAATTTGCTCATAAAGCATCATTAGGGATAGTTGACCATTGATTGTTATTCTCATACATAACTCAGGATCATAAAAGAAGCTGTTTTCATCATTGCTAAGGCCAAAAGTAGAATTAAGTATAATCTTATATACATAGTTCATTGGATTGCTCTTAGGGATCTTTTTACGCTCCTCAAAGAACCACTCATATTGATTACAGAATTCCTCTTTAGGAAAATGACCAGGAGACCATTTATTTTTTATAGCTAAGTTAGGGTAAAATGAAGTAACATCTGAAGACATAATCATCATATCATCATCAGGCTCATAAACACCTTTCTTTATAGCACCATGAACACCACCTAAACCAAAGTGTGTATTGACACCCTTATAGTTTATGTTGTATTTAAAACTACCCTTAAGACTACCTGCGTTAACTTCTAATGAAGCAAACCTATCAAACAATACCTTAAACTCTTGAGATGAGAAAGAAATGTATGGTAATATAATATCCTTAATCTTAATTGTATCCCTATAAGTTCTCATCTGTTTGAGATCTCTTTTAGGAATATTTAAGTTTCTAGATAAATAATATCCAAATATCTCTTTACTAATCCTAGGCTCTGAGGCACTAAACATGTTAATATTGTATGTACTTGTCAATTCTTTTCTTAAAGCTACTTGAGATCTTGATCTGTTATAGATTTCTTTTGTAGACTTAACATCATTAATACAGTATTCAAGTATGGTGTCTAGATCTTTTTGAGTTCTGATTTCAGTTTCATGATGAATAGGCATATCTAATATATTCTGCCAATCCATACTATACTGAATCCATTTAAGACTAGAACGTTTAGCCGGGTTATCCCAATGGTGCATTTTAAATAAATCTATTTGACCTATTCTCATCTTCCATTGTGGATAATCACTAAACTCTTTATTGTTTGATTTCTGTATACATCTCTGTGCATACTTATAAATAATATTAGCAACTAGATGACCATCAAGACCTAAACCTTCTTCATCTTTCCATTTACTGACATTATCTAATATATAGTGAGTTACTTGCGCATCAAATGCTAATCCATTATAGGATATATGCCACTCTTTGTTTGTGATGTTGTCTTCAAGAAAGTTTATGAATTCTGTCTGATCATTTCTTAACCGTGATATTACAAATATCTTAGTCTCTGTAGTTTTATAATTTTCAAAAACACCAGTAAAACAATCATAAAGCGTTTCATAATCCATTACCCAATGTTTCATTCTTTTTCTTTTTTAAGTTTATCTTTAAATGTATGTAGAGTTCTTTCATTAATACCTAAAGCTTTAGCTGCACTTCTTACAGTTTTATGCTTTTTTAGAGCTAGAGTCATTATTCTCTCCCTCATTTGTAACAGTGTTTCCATCTTTGTAATTTTTAAGTGCTACTACTTTAGCTTCTAATATTAAATCCATAATACTATCATAGATGTTTTCTACTGCTTCAGGAGATCCCTCACGCTCTAACTTTTTATCAATCTCTCTTTCATATAAGTTAACAGTCTTGATTACTTGTTTAATCTTCTGTTTAACTTGTTGTGTATGTATATACTGTAACCCATGTGCAAGTTCTCCCATGCACTTAGTCATAGCAAATAGGATGTTTACATCCATTATTTCTTCATCTGTTAATTTAGCCATATAAATATATTAGAGCAAAAAAAAGCCCAAATTAATGGGCTCCTTTGCATTTTTTAATAAATAGAATAGGCTACTTATTGACCAGGCATGATAATTTTAGAAACTTTTGTTTCTTCAATATCTACAAAAAATTCTTTGTAATCATAAGAAGATGCATTAATTGCAAATATATTAATAAAGTCTTCAATGTCTTTTTTATCTGATAAATAAAATTCAGAAAAAGTATCTACTAACCTTCTTTCTTCTTTATGTGTTTTACCTGTTTGCTTGTTAGGTGCCTTAAGTCTAATAGGTTGACCATCATCATCTAACTTAGGAACCATATGATAGGATTGTTTCATCACTTTACTGATGACTGCTAAAATGCCTGACGCAGGGTCAAACATAGCTTCTGTATAGGGTGAGTCATTACTGACTGGAATCATTGTAAATGATTTAGCATTTCTAAAACTAGAACTTACTAACATCATATTTTGTCCAATTTTTGACATATTGATTTTTTTTTATTTAGGCAAATATACATTACATTCTTTTAATAAAGAAAGAAATGCACCATTTTTATTAATAACTGTTTCTTTTATCAAGTCTGGCGGGCTACATAATTCAAACACATCTTCTAAAAGTTCTACTTCAACATCTAGCTCATCAGCATAAAATTCATGAAATCCTTCTGGTGATAAAAATGCTTCAACAAAATCTGAAGATTTAGAATCACTAAAGAAATCTATAATTATTACCTTAGAGTTTAAACTAAATTGAGAATATTTTCCTTTTAGAAATTTGTTAAAGTCACTTTTATAGCCTGAGAAATCAAAAACAAATAAATGTTTATTATCTCCCAGGTCTATATACTCATCAAATTTAGGATGGTTTCTTATGTATCTTTTACAGAACTTATCAAATGAATCACACATTTTAACTTTGTACTCACAAAGAAATTTGTAATCATCAAAAGAGTGCACATTATCCATAGCTATATAAGTTTGCTTTGGAACATATGCTAATCCTTTCTTTAAATCTAATAAAGGATAAAGAAAGACCCTACTCTTCTGAAAATAATCTGTATACACAATACCCATACTATAATCTAACTTTTTCAATTAAGAAATTATAAGGTAAGCTATAGTTTCTTTCATTATAATGGTATTCTGCAGCCTTAATTACATTACTCAAAGCTTGCGCCCATTTATTAAGTGTAGCATCTGTAACTTCAAAAGTATAAACTTGGTTATATTTATCTATAACAACAAACTTAAACTCAATCTTATACTCATCTACATTATCAATTGATTTACTTATATCTTCATAAACAAGTTTACAATAAATAGCAGCTTGAAGCCAGTAGTTATAAAACTCTACTGTATCATTAAAGTCAGCTATTGTTTTACCTGTAGTTTTAAGATCACATATAGTTATAAGCTTCTCATCATGATTAACTTTATAGTAATCTATGTAACCATGCAAACCAAAAGGCATTTTAGATAATGTACAATTCAGATATTTTTCTGCATGAGTTTCTATTGGATCTAAATCAAAGTCTGTTGAAACTTCTTCAAATATTGCCATAACATCACTGTTACTTTTAATAAACTCTGCCTGCTCCGTACACTTTAATAAAGTATCTTGATCAACAACATCAACGTTAGTATTAGATAAAAATTCCCAGTAAGGTTCATTATCTAATGTTCTAACTTTAGCTATTCTAGCTTCATCTGCTTTTAAAGATTGATATAAATTAAACTCTATTAAAGAGTCAAGTATTACTTTGTCATCCACATCAGCAAGCTTTACAGCATCTGTATATAGTGACATGTTTTTTAGTATCTTTCTAACACTATCTGATGGTGCTTTACCAGGTACAATACTAAACTTGTTCTTAACGTTTTCAGGTTCAAACACCAAACAATGTACAAGCTTTCCTTCTACTAAATGTTTATCTGTTCTAACCTCACGGTCATTTAAAATATAGTCCTTATAAAATAAGGATGGTGAAAATAAAAGTTTATTTAAAGAAGAGTAGCTAAACTTAAATTTATCATTTGAGTAAAACTGCTCTTCTTTTTCAATGTTTCTATTCATTAATTGAGTTATTATATTTTTCTTTTAATACAAGATGTTCTAAATCAACTTTAAATACTTCAGCTCCTGGTCCTACCATTACATTTAAGCATTTATTAAGAAATAAAGATCTGGTATTGTCAACAGCAAATTTAGTTAATTTTCTATCTTCTGTCAAGGCCATGATGTATCTATTATAAGAATAAACATTATTAGTATCATGACCACCTTCATATGATTTTAACCGTGACCTCATGGCTTTTACATTTACTGTATTCCAATTATTAGTAGCTTTCATCCAATCATAGTGCCACCAATACAAACTAGATACTACATTAAATGATTTTTCTATATTAGAATTAGCTAGCATTTCAAGAGCCAATGTTCTATTATCTATATCATTACTTGTAATCATCTGTTCTATGGTACCGTATTGATCATCTTCAATAATTGCTAAATCTTCATCAATTATTTCAGTTATTGCAGTATCAAATACAACAGTAGCTACAGAATTAACAACTCTATTATAATCTTTAACTTTACTTTTTTCAATCATAACTAATCTAGATCCTAGATTTGCTGCTTCATGAAAAGGTTTTGTAATCTTAAGAAATTGTTCTCTCCATAAATGAGCATTATGACCACCATTATAATAGTGTTGATTAAAAGCAACAATAGAGTTTTGATCCATTTCAGATAGTTTTTCTCTAAGCTCATTAAGAGCTCCATCAGTAAACATACCTTTCTCTTTTGCTATAATACAAACTCTAACAAAGTCTCTGTAATCTAAAAATTTATCACTATACCAATTGTATGTGAATAAAGATTCTAAAAACTTGTATGACACTACATGTATGTCTGCCTTATCACTATCCCTAGTAATTTTACAATCAAACCTTTCCTTTAACAAATCAAACTTTTGTCTTGGTAAGTTTAATTTAGGATATCTATAAATCTTTACATCTTGTAAGCTAATAACAGATGGTTGCTGTTTAGCAGTAACTATGTTATGTAACCCAAACTTTGTAAGATCATCACCTGATAAATAATAGTTATCACTACTACCAACATACAGTTCATCTGTTAGTTCTATATCAAATGCTCCAGATGATAGTTCAACGTTTTTGTTGACTGCAGCATCATCTCTGTTTAAATTAAAATTATATATTTTTTTAGTCATTTTTTAAATATTTTTGATATTCTTTTTTTACAGCCACTTTAAAAGTATAAAGATCCCTGTTATGAATGCTTATTTCTCTTCTTACTATAGGTTCTAAATATCTGAAACTTGTTTTACATAACAATTCTCTCTCTTCTAACCAAAGTATCATGTCCTGAGCACTCTTTCTTTCAAAATTAAGAAATCCAGATTCTTTTAACCAGTACTGTAGATCTTTATCTCTGTTATCTGCATATGTTATACTACTACAGTCTTGTGAAAATTGCCATAATAAATGATAATTTTTTTTATAATCTATAGTAGGAACAATTTTAAGAGCTAAGGCCTTATCATCACCATAAGCCTTTAATTGCGCTTTTAAATCATTAAGCAGACTTTCATCAAGAGTCATTTTAGTAGCAGATGCATGTAACACAGTCTCAGGATCAATAACACTAACATGTGTAGTATCAATTATATGAGCTAAGTTTATAGCCATACCAGTAATAATCCAGTTATCATATAGACTATCATTTATATCTATATCATAATATCTTACATTGTCTGTAATCTTAGGTGTAATAATGCATTCCAAACCAGAATCTGAAACTTTTTTTAGGATACCTGTTTTTGTTGCATCTCCCATTGTAGTTTCATAATTCCATATCTTATTCATCATTATAGTAGACGGGATATTTTCCGCATTCTGTAATGTATGAGTAGATATATCTTCATGCCCAATTATAAGATCTGCTAATTCATAATCATTTGTAACAGTTATACCATGCTCTTTAAGAGCAGCCTTTAATCTATCTTGTGATACATTACACTTAGGTAATATAAAAGCTTTCTTTTTGGTTCTAAAAGTTTGGTCATCCTCTGTAGGGACCGTTAATATACTGTGTATTTTTTCATATGTTGTTTTATCTTGAGTACATAATACTTTATTACACTCTGTATTAGAGAGGACACCATAAACGGTGTCACTCTCCAATGCAAAGTAAGTTAAAGCATCAGCATCAAAATCTTGATATACTGATTTATTTGCCATTTTATTTCATAGTCATTTTGACAATCTCAGGGATCATCATTAATTTATTGAACTTTTGTTTATTACCACTAAATATTGATCTTACAATCAAATATTTTAAGTCATTAGTAAAATAGTCTTCAGTACATAGTGTCTTTAGTCTATCTGTAATCTTTTGACTTATGGTATTTTCTTTAGAATACACAACAGCATAATTTGCTAAACGTGTAGCTAATGTAGATGCTATATCAGCACGGTAATTATCATCCTTACCAATACAACCTCTAAGTTCACCTAAAATATATTGCTGATTATCATGTGTCAACAAATCTTTTGGAGTTACAAGCTTATCAAGTTTATTATTAATGAAGGTTGTGAACATTGATGCAAAAGCATCACCTACACTACCCTCACCAATCATTTGAATCATGCTAAGGTTATCTTCAAAATTATCAAAACTTGATATAGCATTAAAGAATGTAGTAATAGATCTTGCATTTGTTTCTTGAGTTACTAACTCAGGATTCAATAACAAAAAGTTAATACATCTAGAATCTACACCTGCTTCTTCTGCCCATTGAGCCCATACATTAACATCAAACTTAAGATTTGCGGTTACATATCTAGTCTTCTGTGCACTATCTACACTGTTAACCATATAATCTCCGTTATCCGGGTTAGCTGTTAATATAATATGCCAATCCTGTGGTAGTGTCCATGAAATATAAGACTGTCTGTCAATCAATTCCATACAAGCTTGAATGAAACGTACATCAGCACGGTTCCAGTCATCTAGTAATAAGATACCACCTGATTTCTTATCAGCAATCCACTCTGGTGGACAATAAGACATTCTGTTCTTACCAGTCATTTTGTATCCATTTTTTAGATACTCTTGTACAGCAAGTTCATCAACCCATAAACCAACTTTTTTGGTTTTTACTTGAGGCATCTTTGCCAGAGATGATGATGCAGCAGCTCTTTGCGCAGCAGTATAAGATATGTCATTTTTATTTTCTGAAACTTTTGTCTCTTTATACATTTGGAATTGTCTAACTGGGAAACCTACTAAGTCACCTAGCTCTTCTATCTGTGCTAAGTTTAACTTAACAAAGTTTAAATCATTCTCTTTGGCTAGTTCAACAATGGTTGACGTTTTACCAATACCTGATTCACCAACAACCTCAACAGATACAGATTGCTTACCTTCTTTTTGTAAGAATCTGTTGTTTGTGATTATGTGATTTACAAATCCTTTTAGTTCTGTAGCATTTAAATTTACTTGACCCATTTTTACTTTTTTAATTTAATTTAGTTTTATCTTTTGTCCTGGTAATTGATCATTTATCTCTGATATACTGCTATGTACCCATAGGGTATTTTTTGGACAGTCATCAGGAGAATATGCTTCACCGTCTGTTAAATATATAAGAGCTGTATAAACTCCTTTCTTTTCATTATAGTGATCAATTACTGGTTGGAAGCTTGTTCCACCACGACCATGTATTTCCCAATCTTTTTTAGGATTGAATTCTTTTACACTTTTAAGCTGTGTATCACACTGTGCAACTGTAATCTTATGACCAGTTTTATGCATATGTGCTAACTCAGAGAAGAATTCTTTTAGTTCTTCTGTATTTACAGACCCTGATGTATCAACGCCAACAAGTATGTGATTCTTAAACTTTATCTTTAAACCTGGATTCTCAGAATAACGTTTATTATACTTACGTCTCATTTTTCTAGTGTAAACTATACTTGAATTACCAACAAACCTTCTTAAGTAAGCTTTCCAATTAAACTTTGCAGGTTCAACATGCATTAACTTATGAATTAGCTCTGCTAACTCTCCTGGCACACTACCTTGCTTTTTAAGAGTTTCTTGTGTTGCTTCCTTAAGCTGATGATCAACCTGTTTTTGTACAAGCTTTTTATCTGCTTCAGATAAATCATCAAAATCATTCCATGTACCATGACAGTATTCTGATTCACCATCCATCTTATCCATAAGATTATCTAATGAAGGAGAACTACCATCCTGTTGCGCCTGTTCCAAAAGATTATAATAAACTTTTGTCCCTGCTTTAGTAGGAAGATTTAATTCAGGAAAACTTGAGAGTAATAAACCACCTTCAGGTAATTTACTTTCCAGTATGTACTGGTTGATCTCTAAATCAGCAGCTATGTTAAATAACTTATGATTAGAATATAGATCTCTCATTATTAAGTGCCCAAATGCAATGTGTAATAGCTCATGCTTTACCAAACCATACCTATGATCTTCACTTAAGTTTAAGTAAAAATCAGGATTGATTGTTAACTGCATGCCAATACCGTGTTTACTAACACCTGCTGTAGGTATTTTATCACTGTATTGCTTATTTATACCAATTAAAAAAAGCCCGTAAAAGGGCTCTTCAAATATTAAACTTTTAGTTGTCCGTGCAACTATATCTTGTATGTTCATCATGTCTATATAATTTTATCTAATATTTTTTTATAAGTTTCTTCATTATATGTACCACCGATATCATTAAGTATACATTTTATTGTAAGAGAACCTAAAGAATATTTAATGTTTCTACCTTTCAAAAACAATTTTCTTGCATCATAATGTAAAGCTTTAGCAAATAGCTTATCAGTTATATATTTATCTTGTAACTCTAAACTATTATAACAATGCATTCCTAAATCAAAATCAACAGGTAGGCCATTAAGTAATCTTAAAATATTAAAGAAATCACTTTTCTTTATTACATTCATCAGTTAATATTTCTATCCATACTCCAGGATTCTGCTTATCATATGTATATTGAATAAATACAGGAAGAATAAACTCTGCATTATCATCCTCAATCCAACCCGCTTTAACCATATCATCTTGAACTGTTTGTGCAGGATTGATGTAATCAAATTTATGTTTGGTACCCCTTACAAATGTAAAAGATATCTTAGCCGGCAAAGTACATTTAGATAATTCTGCTTTAAACTCTTCAGCATACTTTTCATAGTATTCTTTAGTAAGCTTTCTATAGTTAACTACTGTCTTACTAGCTATAAAGTATTTACCCGTCCATCTTCTTCCATTTTTACTGGAAGGTACGGAACCTGGTATCCACCATTTTTTTGGTTTTTTCATATTATTTATTAAGTGTTTGCTTTAGTAATGGTTTTAATGCTTCATGTAACTTATCAAAGCCATGCTTTTCCATAGCATCTGATACGTCCTTGCATATAGTTAAGTAACATCCTTGAATATCATATGCAGATGCATATCTTTCAATTGCTTTAAAACCTGCTTCATCATTATCAAACAATGTAATAACCTTTTTATACTTTTTTTTAAAGTTTTGTATAATGTGAGGTTTAATTATAGTATTCTCTGAGTCTGGTGCTACAACTTCAACGTTATAACCCATACTTTTTAAACACATTGCATCTTTTAATGATGAACATATTACTAAATAAGGTTTCTCATATTTTAATTGATCTAGTCCCTGAAGATAAGTATTAACTTTATGAAATCTATGTTTACTATTGGGTTGATATATTTTATATACTTCTCCATGTTTATTAAAGTAACCATAAATTCTTGGTGCCTGTATTTTTAATGTATTAATGTGACCATCTTCTTGCTTTATGAGATTATAATACTCAATTGGCTTAACATTATACAAATCCAACATAGACATACCTATCCTATAGGATAACCAGTAATCTGCATCTAGTTGATTCCAAGGTCTGTGTTTTATAAAATCCACTTCCCATTTAGATACAGGTTTAAATTCAATTTTGGCTTTACCATTCTGCTTGACATATATATTATAGTCAGATATAATTTTCATTACAGCTTTAGTATAACCAATATTAAACATAAGTTTTACTAAGTCAACTTTATTACCATTATTACCAGTTGAGAAGTCTTTAAATTTATATTGACTTATTCTTGGGTCAACATAAACACAAAAGCTTGGTGTTTTCTCATTAGGATTAAATACTGAATGTATTTTTATATCCTGTCCTGTTAAGGTTTCTGATAAATTTAAATAATATTGAAACACCCAATAACTTGGTATATCATCTATTTCTAATACTAAATTTTTAGTGTTAAACATATTAATCAAATTGAAAAAAAAAGGGGGCATTACACCCCCTCTAATTTTAGGTTAATTTCTGACTACAGATCAAAGTCACTTGCTGATGAAGTTGTTGGCTCAAAGCTTGTTGTTGCTGGAGCATCTGTTTTAACAACTTTTCTTAAGTGAAGAGGATTGTTAGAATCAAATGTAATTAATTTAGATGACTCTACATCAAGTGCTTCTATTGGCACATTACCTTTACTCATTTTTGGTAGAAACAAATCATTGTTGATATAACCTTCTTTGTTTTCCCATTCACGTGCTGCAAGGCATACGTTAACAAAACCTGAATTAGAAAAGATATTATTACATGCACTCATGAATTCTTCAATTGTGTTTGCACTAATCTTATCTAGATCCGCTCTTTTGTTTAGAGTTTCAGCTAAAAATACCATGGCTTTCATAACTTCATTGTCACGGCTAATCTCATTACCATTAGGAAGAATAGTATCTTTATATGCATAAGGGCTAAACCTTACTCTACCTACTTGACCTGAATAACGTGGTCCATTAGGATTATTTTGATCTACTAAAAATCCTTGAAATTCACCTGTTATAGGCTCACTTTCTACATGCAATGTAATGTTATATGCATTTGCATCATATGGTGTTTGATCAAAAGTAACAGAGTTAATCTTTACTTTTTGGTTACCTGTTCCAATAACTGGTTTTTCTTTGCCTGATCCGGCTGTCATTCCTTGTGTGTTAAACATAATTTTTACTTTTTAATTATTAATTTTTAAATAAATTACTCTTCATATTTTTTAATACAGTCTTTTACATACTGCAGGTTGTTTGGGATGAAGAAGTCTTCAAACATACCTTGAGGTGATTTACATGTGTTCTCTCCATTGTTTTGAGTTTCAAAACCATATTCAAGTTCACCATCATCATTTTTATTTACCTTTCCAAATAGAACTATAGAAAACAGACCTTCCAAAGTTAGTGTGTTATCTATCATTTTACCAATGGTTTTTGCTTTAATTTTTCTATTACCATTGATATCAGTTGAATCTTCAGAGTGAGTTAAAAATATTACAGTTAAGTCATCCCTTAGATCTTTAGGCATTTTAGCTACTGTAGCTAAGTTTGCTGCAATCTGGGTAAACTTATCATAACCTTTCTCATTAGCTCTATCAAAGTATTCAAAAGAACTCATATACTGCCAATCATCAATAACTAATGTTTTGATCTTTGGCATTTTTTGATCTACGTGTGTAATTGCTTTCATTATTCCAGCTGCTGATGAAGAAGAAGCCAAATTACCTTTTGGATTTTCTTTATTGATTGCTGTATAATTAGATTTCCAACCTTTAAAAGGTAGTGGTTTGTTTGCAATGTTAATTATAAATGTTTCATCAGGATCTAAGTGTCTAATTGATGTTGATTTACCTGTACCTGAATCTGCTATTATTAATATACTGTTTGCCATTATTTATTTTTTTAATATTTTAATTAATTGTTGAAGTGAATTGTTTATCTCATTTAGTTTACCTGCTATTAGATTTTCATCATTGTTAGATGGTTTATCATCCGGGTTAGGTAACTCTGCAAAGTCTAGATCTAATTTACCTCTACTTGTTACATCATTAATAACCTTAAGTTCACTTGCAGGAACTAAATGTCTTTGGAAACCTGAGTTACTTGTAATCATCTCATACTCTTCTCTCCAGTGTGGATTAAATTTCAGAAGGTACAAAGTTCTCTTAGGATCTTCTGAGTCATAGTTTATACTTACAAACTCTGTATAAATGTCTTGACCCTTTTCCATCTCACTAGGAAAGAAACTTACATGTAAGTCATCTTTACCTGGTGGTCTATATGCCATCTTAGGTATAAACAGTGCATTTAAATTACCAATAGTTTGAAAGTAATCTTCATGCTCTTCTTTTAATTTATTTACTTTTTGTTTACGTTGTTCTGGTGTTATTCCCATTTTTTTACTTTTTAATTTGTTATCTGCGTTCTTGTTGACCAGGGGTTTGCATTTCTTCAATCTGCATTTGTTCAAACTTTGCTTTAAAGAAACTCATTCTTGCATCACCATTTCTGGCTTTCAAAAAGTGTAATACCAAAGTTCTATCATTTTCTATAATATATCTATCTGGCCCATAGAACCTAATTTTTTGTTTAGCAGGACGGTTTATACCAATAAGCATATCTGCATGTTGTAACATAGCATCTGAACCAAATATATCAGACTCAAGAATATAATTACCATACTTGCCATCAATTGCTCTATCAGGGTTATCAATATTTCTATTAAGTTGTGATAATGCAATAAACAAACAAGGATAATCTCTTTTACATTGTGTAAAGAATTCACCTAACTCAAATAACATATCTAATGTATTATTCTGATAAGGTGCTCTTTTTACAAGCATTGTATGATCCAATGTTATAATAGTTTTTTTACCTTTATGCTTATTCATGTACATATCAATTTGCTCACGCATTTGATTTACAGTCATAGGTGTTGAAACTATATCTACCGGATGCT